TCAATCCTCCTTCGGCACCGTCCAGAACAACTGCACGCCATCGTCGCGCCAGGCGATGGTGACGTTGTCGTTCTCGCTGATCTCGTCGAGGATCCGCGACCAGTCGTCCGGGCTGTCGCCCTCGGCCCGCAGCAATACCGCTGATCGGGATTTTTGCGCGGCCGGGGAGTTGATAACCCGCTGAACTCGGGCTCCGAGCAGCTCGTAGGCGCTGGGAGCGGCTGCCGCCTGGGAATTGCCTTTTGCCATGATGCGAATGCCTCGATTACTGTATGTGCATACAGTAATTCGAGATTCGCCGTCATGTCACTCACCATTTTGGGCCGCAACCAGCGGCTCGCCCACCTGTTGCCCGAAGCCAAGGAACTGCGTATCACGGGCTTCCAGTCCCCCGCCGAAGACGAGAAGGAAGAGGGGCTTTCGCTCGACGCGCTTACCAGCCTGGGGGCGCCTCATGTATGGGTGGTGCGGGTTGAGGATGACAGCCTGATCGGCTTCGGCATGTACCCCGGCGACCGGCTGGTGGTGGACCGCGGCACCATGACCAAGCGCGAGCAATATGTAGTGGTCGACCTCGAGGACGACGGCTGCTACCGCGTGCGCCTGATGATCGAAGACGACGACGGCCGCCTGGTGCTGCGCGCTCCCAGCCGCTTCACTCCGGACATCAACCTCGAGTACGAAGAGTGCGTGCAGATCTGGGGTGTGGTGCGCTGGGTGATCAGCTACGTGGGGCGCTGAGCATGGACCAGGTATTCGCGTTGATCGACTGCAACAGCTTCTACTGCAGCTGCGAGCGCATCTGCCAGCCTGCGTTGAAAAAGCAGCCGGTGGTGGTGCTCTCGAACAACGATGGCTGCGTGATCGCCCGTACCTCGGAAGTGAAGGCCTTGGGCATTCCCATGGGGGCGGCCTACCACCTGGTGCGTGAGGACCTGCGCGCCGGCGGCGTTGTGGTGCGATCGAGCAACTACACGCTGTACGCGGACATCAGCAACCGCGTGATGCGCACCATCCGCGACATGGTGCCCGGCATTGAGGTGTATTCGGTCGATGAGTGTTGGGCTGACCTGACTGGTATCGCTGACCTCGATGGCCTCGGCCGGCGGGTGAGGGCACGGCTGCTGCGCGATATCGGCATGCCCGTAGGTGTGGGCATCAGCACCACCAAGACCCTCGCGAAACTCGCCAACTGGGCGGCAAAGAAGTGGCCGGCTACTGGCGGCGTTGTGGACCTGACAAGCCCGGAGCGGCAGGCCAAGCTGCTGCGCATCGCGCCGGTCGACGAGGTGTGGGGTATTGGCCGGCGCCTGGCGCCACAGCTGCAGGCCCTGGGCATCAAAACGGCCTGGGACTTGGCGCATTTCGATGTGGCCACCCTGCGCAAACAGTTCGGCGTGACGCTGGAGCGCACGGCGCGCGAGCTGCGCGGCGTGAGTTGCCTGGACTTCAACGACGGCCCACCGCCCAAGCAAGCCATCTGCTCAAGCAAAATGTTTGGCGAGAAGCTTGAAGACCTGGCGCCGATTCGTGAGGCCCTGGCCACGTACGTCACCCGCGCCTGCGAGAAGCTGCGCAGCCAGCGTTCGCTGTGCGGCGCCATCCAGGTGAGCATCAAGACGCAGATCCACAACCCCAAGCTGCCGCGTTACTCAAACGCGCAGACGGTTGCGCTGCCGATGCCGACCGACGACACGCGGGACATTCTTGCGCCGGCACTGCGCGCCCTGGATGCGATCTACCGCCAGGGCTTCAAATACTCGAAGTGCTCGATCTTGCTCATGGATCTGAGCCAGCGCGGCGAGGTGACGGCCGACCTGTTCGCGCCTGCCGCCCGAGCCGGCAGTGACCGGGTGATGGCGGCGCTGGATGCAGTCAACAAGCGGGAGGGCGCCGGCACCCTGCGGCTTGGCCGGGTGCCGGTGGATCCTTGGTGGGGCATGAAGCGGGAGATGAAGAGCCGGTGTTACACCACCAGGTGGGATGAGGTGATTGGGGTTAGAGGTTGAAAATCAGATCCTCTCACCATGACTATTGAAGTAACCATTTCCAAATGCGCTGGGGTCGTAAATTTTCTCAAAAAAATCTGGACTTAGATCAGCGCTTGGATGTGTTTTTATAGCTGTCGCTTCATCATAGACATCTTGGTAGTACTGAAGAAACTCTTGGTGTTTTTTATCTTTGTAACCCAGTGTCGGTTTCGATTGGTTGTTTAAGTGATATGAGATATGCCACTGAATAACTTTGCAAGCTAAAAAGCCCTCATGTGCGCTTTGCGCGTATTTCTCAAAATCTGCCTCTTCCGGTTTGCTTAGCACGGGTAGATTGGCAATAAACTCCCTGGCCTCAGCCAAGTGCTGATTCAATGAGTCAATCTGAGTGTGAATCATTTGATAGGAGATTCGCTGGTCGATATTTAATTCGGCCATTATATCGCTATAGTGGTGCGCATAAATTGGTGCTTTGATTGGTAGTGCGAATGACTGATTTATCCCGCCCAGACTTGCGATTTGCAGCTGGCGTTCGAATATCAAGGTAAGTCGATCTACTTCTAGTGATAGCTGCTTAAGCTCTTCGATGTGTAGCTTTATAATTTTATGGACTCTTCTTTTGCTAGCTAGATAGTTCACTGATTGCGCAACGAATACACCTAGCAATATAAGACCAGCTTGTTCAGCCCAGCTTTCCATACGCACTACTCCGTTAATTCGGCTGAGACATCCTTACCGGCCCCGATCCAGCGCCTTCTAATTCAGGCACAGTCGTCGGACGGTCGGAGTTTGATTGCTTGGTACTAGGGAGAGGGTGGTTGGTTAGGTAGAGCCGAATCTTCCTGGCTACACGATACCTGAGGAAGTCGCCTGAAAACAGGCGGCCAACAATTATGAAACAGCAGAACACTGCAGCCCCAATGAAGAAGCCAAGTTGGCCTAGGTTTAGGTAGAGCATTAGGAAATATAGAGTTCCAAGAAGCAGCAGAAGTAACCCCATGATGCAGCTAAGTACAGCGCCCACTCGATCAGACCAAGTGAACTCAAGGCCTGTAACGAGCGATCTCGTGTCTGTGACTAAAAACTTTGATGCGGCCTTGATATGCGCCCGCTCCCAAAGTCCTGTAGCGGCCAATTTTATTAGCCACTCTGCTTTCAGCTGGCTTACTGAAATACCCGAGCTGATACGAAATTTCTCCTGGTCTATGGAATCGTCTAGGTATCTAGCGAGGGCGCGATCAGCAGGCATATTTGCCCGCATGCTCTCGAGGCGGTCCAAGCGCTTACGCACGAAATTTTTGTCGTGCAGCTCCAAGGCCTGTCCGAAGGTTGTGATCACTTTTGCGAAGGCTACACCGACTACGCCTGCAACGACGTAGATGCTGTAGCCACTGTTATAGGCTTGCTTGATTACTTCAAGGAATTCCATTTGCAGTGTCCTCCATTGGTTAACCCGGGATTTTGCCATTACGCATCGGCGCTTTGCAGCTTCTTCCACTCCCGATCCACCGCCTTCTGCGCGTTCTTTTTGTTCGCATACAGCCGCGCCAGGCGCTTCAGCCGCTTGGGCTCGCCGGCGGTGACCTTCTCCTGCTTGCCATCCTTGGTGCGGTACCAGGCGACCACGCCGGTGTAGGTGCCGACCTCGCGCTCGGCCAGCTCGTCGATCAGTTCGTCCGGTAGTTGGCTTTCCAGCTCCAGGGCGGTGGTGAAGCCGCCGTCTGCGGTGAGGCTGTGCTGCACATTGCCGCCGTGCCAGATGGTGGCGGCGATTTCCTGTTTGATGCCCTCAAGCGTGTAGGTCAGTTCGGGGATCAGCTCCGGCCGGGCTTTGGCCAGGGTGTAGCTGAGCGTGGCGGTACCGCGCTGGATGCGGCGCCACTCGGCCCGGGCGGCGCGGATGGCGGATTGCTGGTCGGCGTAGGTGTGGCGCAGCTCTTTGATGTTGTCGCCGCCGCCGGCAATGGCTTCGCGCTTCTTGGCGCTGTTGACGTCGTAGTAGTAGGCCTTGGCGCCGGTGTAGGCGTCGCGGTCGGCCTGCAGATAGCGGTGGCCGTCGCCGTCCGCCCGGGCCAGCGTGACGTGGGGCAGGGCCAGGCCGTTGGCGGTGCGCCCGCCGATCATCGGGGTGAACAACAGCCGGCCAGCTTTGACGGTGGCCACCGCGTCGTGTTCGTCGCCCAGGCGGGTGAGCAGGTTGGCGTCGGATTCGCCGGCCTGGTCGACCTGCAGCAGGCGCAGCGCGCTGAGGGCCTGCTCGATGACGGGCGTGAGGCTGTAGGCGCTGGCGATGGCGCGCAGTACTTCGCCCAGGGTGGCGTTGCTCCAACTGCGTTCACGCTTGGCCTTGAAGCCCTTGCGCAGGTCGGCGCTGCGGGCACGGATGTTGAGCACGTCCGGCGAGCCGCTGTGCTCCAGCTCGTCGACGGTGTAGGTGCCCTTGTCGACCAGGCCGGTGTCGCTCCAGCCGAGCCACAGGCGCACGGTGGCGTCTTTCGGGGGGATGGCCAGCAGGCCGTCGTGGTCGCTGAGCTGGATGTCGAGCGTATCGGCCTCGATGCCGCGGTTGTCGGTGAGGGTGAGGCTGATCAGCCGCGGGGCGATGAGGTTGGCGATATCGGCGCCGTTCACGGTGAGGCGGAACGCCGGTACCGGGTAGCTGGCATCGCGGGCCATGCTCTCGGCCTGCTGGGTGATGAAGCCGGTAACGGCCTTGATGGCGGCCTCGATCAAAACAGCCTCCGCAGGATGTTGAGGCCGGTGGAGAGGATGTTGCCGAGCATATCGACGCGGCTGTCATCGATGCGCTTGAGGGTGATGCTGAACTCGATGCGGCGGGCGGCGCCGTCGCGAAAGAACAGGGTGCGGGTTTCGCTGATGCTCTCGATCACCCACACGCCCAAGATGCGGCCGGTGCCTTCCACCAGGGGGTAGGCCTTGCCGGTGTCGGCCATGGTGCGTAGGGCGTCGAGGGACATGGCCGAGCCGGCCAGCTCGGGCAGCAGGATGCCGGGCATTGTGATGGTGTCTTCACCCTTGCCAACGAATTGCCGCGCCGGGTTGGCGCCGACGCGGTTGGTGGTGGGGTGGCGCCAGTCGGTTTGCCGCTGCAGCTCCTGGTAGGCGAGGGTGCTGAGGCTGAATACGAACATGCCGAGGGACATCATCATGTGGGCTAGTCCTGGTCACTCATGCGCGAGCGGATGCGCGCGGCTTTGCCGCGCTCACGCTCGTCGAGCAGTTGGTTGATCATCTGGCGCAGGCCGGCGGTGTCGGTGCCGGGCGTGGCGTTGATGGTGAAGTGCACCGTGTCGCCCTGGATGACCATGCCACCGCCGCCGGCGGCCACGGGCGGGCGGCTGTCGAAGGTGATGCCGCCAGTCAGCAGGCTGGTACCGGCTTCGGTCATGGCGCGGGCGGTGCCGGCGATCTGCTTGAGCACGCCGCCTTCACCGTTGGCCAGGCCCTGGCCGAGGCCGGCCATGGTGAAGCCGCCGAGCTGGGCGAATACGCGCGATGGCGAGTGGATGCCGAGCTTTTCCTTGAACCAGTCGATGGTGGCGCCGCCGGCGCCGGTGATGGCTTCCTTCACGCGGCTCAGGCCGTTGGTGATGCCGTTCACCAGCCCATCCATCAGCATGCCGCCGAAGCCGGTGAACTTGCTGGGCAGCTCAACGCCCAGGTAGCTGAGCACGCCGGCGAAGGCGCGGTAGAGCAGGCCAATCGGGCTGAAGTTGTGCAGGGTGGCGATGATGCCGCCGATGCCACCGCTGAAGCCTTCCTGGATCTCTGCCCACAGGCCGACCATGTAGGCCTTCACGGCGTCCCAGTTCTGGTAGATCAGGTAGGCGCCGCCGGCGAGCACGGTGATGAGCAGGCCGATAGGGTTGGCCATGGCGAGGCGGGTGATCCAAAGCAGCGCGCTGGCCACGAACTTCAGCGCGGTAACCAGGCCCAGGCTCTTGATGCCGAGCAGCATCATGGCGAAGCGCACCATGGCGAAGGGGCCCAGGATGCTGGCCAGGGCCAGGGTGATGCCGCCCATGACGGCCATGATGATGCCCAGGCCGGCAGCCGTTTTGACGATTTGCGCCGCCAGGACAGGGTTCTCGATGATCCAGGCCTTCACGCCGCCCACGATGTTGGCGAGATTCTGGGTGATTTCACGCAGGGGGCCGTTCTGCTGTTCCTGGATCTGAATGCCGAGGTCTTCCCATGCTGATGACAGTTCGTCCAGGTCGCCGACCAGGTTGTCACCCATGGTCTTGGCAGTGGCTGCCGCTTCACCCTGGGTTTCGCGCAGGGTGGCGATAAACTTCTGCAGTTCGCCCTGGCCAGCCTGCTTGACCAGCACCTGCAGGGCGCTGACGGCTTCCTCGCCGGCGATGTGCTTGAGGACGCCGGCGCGGTCGGCGTCGCCCATTTTTTTGGTCTTGTTGTAGAGCTCGGTGAGGATGTCCGGCATGTCGCGCATGTTGCCCTGGGCGTCCTTGGCGCTGATGCCGAGCTTCTTGAGGGCTTTGGCTGCCGCGGCCGGTGGCGCGCTGAGGCGGTTGAGGATGGCGCGCAGTGCGGTACCGCCCATGCTGCCCTGGATGCCGGCGTCGCCCAGCTTGCCGGCCATGGCGGCAACGGTTTCGACATCCTGCCCGACGCTGGCGGCGACTGGGCCCACGTACTTCATGGTTTCGCCGAGCATCTGCAGGTTGGTGTTCGAGCGGGTAAAGGCGCCGACCAGCACGTCACCGAGGCGGGTCATGTCCTTGGCCTCGAGGCCCATGCTTGTGAGGATGTTCGAGGCGATATCGGCGGTTTCTGCCAGGCCACTGTCGCCCGCCTTTGCCAGGTCGAGCATGCCGGGCATTGCTTCGAGGATGGCCTTGGGCTTGAAGCCGGCCATGGCCAGAAAGCCCTGACCCTGGGCGGCGTCTGTAGCGCTGAACATGGTGTCGGCACCGAGCTGGCGAGACTGGGCACGCAGGGCGGCTAGCTGGGTGTCGTCTTTCTTCAGGCGGGTGAGGGCCTGTACCTTGCTCATGTCGGCGTCGAACTGCACACCTGGTGCAAGCATGCGTGCGCCGGCGTAGAGGATGCCGGTACCGGTGGCGAGCCCGCCGGCGCCGGTGGCAGCCATGCCGCCGGCGAGGGCCTGGGTTTTCTCGTACTGGGCTTTGTTGCGCGCCAGGCGCTGCTGCTGGGTAGTGACGCGCTTGAGGCGGTTTTCCTGCTTGAGCAGCTCGCTGTTGGTGGCGGCGATCTTGGCCTTGAGCGCCTGCTCGCCGGCGCCCAGGTTGCGGGTGCTGATGCCGGCGGCGTTGAGTTTGTTGCGCAGGCCCTGCAGCTGGATCTGGTTTTGCTGATGCTCGCGCTTGAGGCCCGTGGCTTCGCGGATGGCGGCCTTGAGGTCGCGGGCCATCTCGCGGGTGGGTACGCCGGTGGCCTTCATCTGCTGGCCAAGGGTGCGCACGCGCTCCCGGGCGGCGTCGAGGGCCGCTTCCGTCTGCTGGGCGGCGGTGCGCTGGGTACGCCAGGCGCTGATGTCCTTTTGCTGGGCGTTGAGATCCTTGAGCCGGTCGCGGGCTTCCTTGAGTGCGCGGCCGGCGCCGATGCCGCTGCCCTGCATCTTTTTCAGCGGGCCGGTGACTTTATCCAGGGTGGAGAGGATGAGCTGCAGTTTGAGGTTAGTTGCCGCCATCGCTCTGGCTCCGTACGCGGGCGCGCTCGCGCCATTGCATCAACTCGGTGAGGCTGAGGGCGTCCATGTGGCTGGGCGCCCAGTGAAAGACCACGGCCAGGTCGGCCATGGCGTCATCTACGCAGTGAGGAATGCTTCCGCCTTCACCGACTTCCTCAACAAAAAACCGGCCACCGTGGTGCCCAGCTCCACCAGGTCGGCTGGATCCATACGGCCGACTTCCACGTCGGTGAGCATGGGGGTGGTGATGCGTGGCAGCACCTTGCGCAGGGCGTTGACCTCGAGGTTGAGCAGGTCGGTCAGGGCGACGCCGCGCAGCTCGCCTGACATCGGCTTGCGCAGGCTGACGTCGGTGATGGTGGTGGTGCCGCGCTCGATCGGTGTGTCGAGGGTGACAGTGGCCTGGTTCGGGTTGGTGGCGGGGGCTGCTGCGGCCTTGGTGGCGGCTTCGTCTTTGGTTTCCATGGGGTGGCTCCTTTGGGAATGGGGCGGCGCGGATCAGCGCGCCGGGTGGCGTTGCGGTGGGGGTCAGATGAGGCCGAGGGCCTTGCGGTGCTCGGCGAGCAGATCCTTGCCGTCGACGAGCTCGATGAAGTTGAGGACGTCAATCTCGATCACTTCCTCGCCGTTCACGCTGAGCTTGTAGTAGGTGCAAACGGTGGTGACGCTGTGCTCGGTATCTTCACCTGGTGCGGCGTCGCCCATCTCGATGGTTTCGTGACGGCCGCGCACGATGATTTCCACGGCGACGACTTCGCCGGTGGCGTCATCCTGGTAGGCACCGGCGAAGCGCAGCATCACGCCATCGGCGCGGATGGCGCCCCACTGCTTGAGCACCTGCAGGTCGAGGCCGCCGAGCTTCCACTCGAACTTGATGCCGTCGTCGGACAGGCCCAGGTCAGCGAAGGCCGGGCCATTCATGCCGCCGCCGCGGAAGGCTTCCATCTTGCGGGCCAGGGGCGGCAGGGTGCAGGTCTTGATGACGCCCTGGTAGCTGCCGCCGTCGTTGAAAAGCAGCATGTTCTTGAGTTTGCGAGGCAGTGCCATGGGGCGTTGCTCCTGTGTGCGTTAGCGGCTTGGCCGGGCTTAGGCGGCGTTGATCTGCGCGGCGAAGTCGAGCAGGTAGCGGTCGGTGATGCGCTGCTTGAAGGTGAGGTCTTCAAGGGGCGGCACGGGGGTGTAGTCGTAATCGATGAACAACTTGCCGGCCTTGAGGGTGGTGGCGTCGTTGGCCTCTTCGTCGTACCAGCACTGGCCGTCGATGATGTAGCCAGCGGTTTTCAGCTCACGGAATTTGGCGTTGATGCCGGCGATGATGTCCTTGATCAGGCCCGGGTTCATGGGCTTGTCCACCGCCCAGAAGTGGGACTCGGCCATGGTGTCCGCCAGGATCTGGGCGGTTCGGGTGTAGTTCTCGAAGGCGAACAGCGGGTCCTCGCTGCAGGTGCGCGAGCCCCAGAAGCGGTAGCCGGTTTCGTTGATGAGCGTGGTGACTTCGTTGCCGTTGAGGTAGTTGGCATCGGTGGCGGGGTTTTGCAGATCGAACCACACGTCCGCGCTTATGCCGGTCACGCCGTTGGCGGTGACGTTGGAGATGGTTTTGTGCCAGCCGACCTCCTGGTCGATTTTGGCGCGAAGGCCGAGGGCGACTGCGACGGCCGGAGCGACTACGGTGGCGTTGGCGGTGGTGTCCCACTTCTCGAACGATGGCCAGATGACCATGACTTCACGGGCGCCGAAGCCGTTGCGGTAGGCGACGGCCTCTTCCTTGGTCTTGCAGCCCCAGCCGCTGACGTAGGCGAAGGCGCGCAGGTCCTGGGCGATGGCGACCAGGGCGGTGGCCACCGGTAGGCTGTCCAGCCCTGGTACGCCCAAGATGCGTGGCACGATGCCGAGCTTACCCTTGGCGGCCAGCAGGGCCTTCATGCCGGTGTATTTGCCTTGGGCGTTGGTGGTGCCGATCAGGTTGCTGACGGTGGCCGCTGCCTTCGCTTCATCGGTAGCGCCGTCGCCTTCGGCAACGCGCACGACGATGGTGAAGGGCTTGGTCTGGTCGGCGATGGCCTGAAGGCTCGCGCGCAAGGTGCCCTTGGTGCCGGCCTTGGCGATGGCGCTCTGCACGTTGGTGAGCAGCACGGGTGTGTCGAGCGGGAAGGCCAGCGGGTCGGCGTCTTCTGCAGTGCAGACCATGCCGACGACGGCGGTTGATACGGTGCGAATCGGGCGAATGCCATCGTTGGATTCGATGACGCGGACGCCGTGTAGGTAGTCGGCCATGGGTGGTTGCCTGCGCGGTGTGAAATGACAGTGCTGAGACTGACGCGCGCGCGGCAAACCGGCGAGGGGCGGGTGTTGTAGCGGGAGCGGCTACAACGTGCAGGCATAAAAAAGCCCCGCCGTAGCGGGGCTAACCCTCCCCAGGAAAAGTCAGGCGTTGCCTACACCCTGCACACATGCGGCAAGATCGGCGATGGTTTGCTCGGTAAGCTGGGCGGCCTGGTCGACATCGCCGGCGGCCATCAGCGCGCGGATCTGTTCTTTGGCTTGTAAGCGGATGGTGCGCACCTGCACCAGGGCATGTTCGTATTGGGCAGCCTCGCGGAGGATGTCTTCGGCTGCGGCTTGGGCGTTGCGCTCGCTGGTGACCCAGGCGGCGACCATGGGAGGGGCTTCGCCCTCGTAACCGGCAGCTCTGAATTGCTCGGCCTCAAGACGGGCGCGGTCGTATTCAACTGCGCGCATTGGGCTACCGATGACAGCGGCGCGCGCAGCGTCGGCGTCTGTGTCAATGGACTTGCAGAGTTTGGTGAGCAGGGCCTGCCGGTTGGCAGCCTGTAGCTCTGCATCGATGACCCATGTGGTGCCTTTCCACTTATGATCGAGTGACGGGCGTGGTTGCGCGGTCAGGCTTTCGGGCAGCGGGCCTAGTGAATCATGGTGCTGTGGCGCACCTGTTTCGGTGCTGTACACCTGACCGCGAAAATCTGCGATCTGGGCGGGCCTGCCGTCGACCAATGCCCAGGTTTTGCCTGCCATGGGCTTGGCCAGCTTGCTGGCCAGCTGGATACCGTTGCTCGGTAGCTGAATGCCGATACCTGGGGTTTCGGGGAGGTCGAGGGGGCCTGTAAGGGCACCCGCGTTGTCTTGGATGTAGATGTGCATGCGGACTTCCTCAGATGAATTTCGCGCGAGCTGGAAGGGCGATGCTGCGCGGCCGGGTTTCATCGCCACCCGTTTCACCGGATGTACCGGAGAAACTCATGTTGTCCCCGCCGTTACTGGATGTGGATGTGTTGGCCTGGGCGAGCCCTCTGAAAATCGTGTGCGAGTGCCGTTGGATCTCGCCGGCTTGCCAACTGCCGGCGACACGACCTGCGTTGACGCCGCGGCCCTCATCGAGCACCCGAATGAACTCACCGCGTAGGTCTGGAGCGCGGAACGTGGTCGAGCCATCTCCAGTGGTCCAGCCGCCTTCCATGCCTGCGCGAGCAGCCTCGCTGGTGAGCATTCCCGATTGCTGGGCGTGGTCCCATAGCCATGGCCAGTCGGCGCGTACCAGGACAGGCCCACTCAAGGCACCGTAGCCGCCGGCTGGAAAGGCGGTGGTGGTGTCGAACAGAGGGCGCCCCAGCGGCGTTGAGTCATGCCGTGCAATTGGCCACCAGCCACCCTCACCGTCACTGCGCAGATGCCACCAGTCACCAGCCCCCATCAGCACCAGGAACGGATAGCCGGCCGCATTGAGATGAGTGTGGAACTTGATTTTGTCCTGGCCTGATGCCTGGACTTTTGCGCGGTTGCCGGTGTTATCAGCGCGCCGGACAAGAAAGTCGCGCACGCCGAGTTCAGCATCGTTGAGTGGCAAAGTGAGCGTTCGGGCGCCGGCGGTGGCGTCCAAAATGATGACGCCCTCATGGCTGCTAGCTATTTGCGTATTGGCATTCAGGTATGTGAAGGCACCGCGCAGCTTGTACTGCTTGTGGGGGTCGGCGCCGGTCTGATGCACGGTGATGAGGCTTTCGACATAAGCGCGTGTGGCCAGCACCACACTCGGATCGATCTTGAGTTGCACTGCTGCCGTGCTGCTGACGATGAGCACCATGCGCAGCACTTGGGTTCGGCCCGAGCCCTCGGCCATCTGCGGCTTATAGCTTTCGGGGCAGTTGGCGACGGCGAACAGATCGCCTGCAGCATCGTAGATGCCCATCTCGCGCAGCCAGTAGCCGCCCTCAGTTTCCGGAATCACCATTTCGGCAATGATCTGGTTTGCGTTCATCGGGTCGGGGCTGAGCGTGTTCAGGTCCGCCCGGTAGGTTTCGCGCACCAGGGCAGTTTGGGTGCGGACCGGGTTGGGCAGGGCGCCGTTGCCGTCGCCGACGGCCATTTTGCTGAGCTGCAGCTTGGTGCCAAGGGCGGTTGCGTTGGCGAGTTTGGCTTCGCCAGTGGCGGTAAGGACGGCGTAGTAGGTGCTCATGGGTAGACGCTCATGATGTCGATAGTGTGTGCCGCAGCGCCCTGGAGAATCGCGGGTGTGCTGACCTCTATCAGGCCAGGTGCGTACGGGTAGACGGTTGTGGTGTCGCCATGCAGGGCCGTGGCGCCGATGAAGGTGCGGCCACGGGTTTCGAGCACGATGGCCAGCCCGGTGAGGTGGCGGCTGACGGGCTTGGCGTCGTCGATCAGCAGGGTGAGGGACTCGAACATCTCTTCGGTGATGCCGGACTCCAGCACGCCGATATCGAGGCGGAAGGTTCCGGGCACGCCTTCGGGTTTTTCCTGCCACCACTCGGTGACGCGGATCAGGTAGCCAAGCGGTTCGACCACGCGGCGCAGCGCGCCGATGGTGCCCTTGTGTGCGTGCACGTAGTACGCGCTGGCGATGACCTGGCGTTTGGTGGCTTCGCTCCAGCCACTCTCCCAGCGATCCACCGAGAAGGCCCAGGCCAGGTAGGGCAGCAGCTCGACCGGGCAGCGCGCGGGGCTGAGCAGGTCGCGGATCGGCACGGGCACGCGCTCGATCTGCGCGAGGGCCTGGGCGGCCAGGCGTTCGAGCTGGGTGCCGTTGGACGGCAGCAGGGCAGCGCTCATAGCTGCCCCGCGATACTGATGTGTGTGCCGGTGCAGTAAGCGGCCTGGGCTGGGGTAGGCTTGATGTCATCCCAGCCTTGCAGATCCACACGGCGCACGCCTTCAACGTGCAAGGCGGCGTGGATGGCCGAGGTGGACACCTCGACGCCCAGGCGGCGGCGGGTATTTACCAGGGCATCCAGCTGAGCCTGTGCGGCCGCAAGAATTGGCTCGGTCTCGGGGCCGGTGGTGGCCAGGTGCAGTTGGGCGGTGACCTGGTAGGGCAGTACCTGGGCCGATTGCACGGTGAGGCGGTCGGCAACCGGCCGGCGGTCATCATCGGACAGGTACTGGAGCACGACGGCCTGCAGGTCGGCCGGCACGGTGCCGTCGCCCAGGGCGTGCTGCACGGTGACGACCACGACGGCGGGTGACGGGCTTTCGGCTGTGGCGTCAGCGATGCGGCCGTCCGCGCTGCGAGCATGGAAGATGTAGGCGTTACGCGGGCCGGCGGTGCTGAGGCCTTCGAAGGCCATTTGCGTTCGCTCACGCAGCGCCTCGTCCGATTCCATCACGGCTGCGTCGGTTTCGGTGGCCGGGGTGATGACCAGGCGGCGCACGTTGTAGTTGCCGGCGATCTGCTCCAGGTCTGTGCCGCGGGCCTTGGCGAGCATGGTGGCCAGGGCCGCTTCGTTGACGCGCTGACGCAGCAGGGTTTCGCGGTAGGCGTTTTCCTGCACCAGCTTGGTAAGCGGCTCGGACTCCAGCGCCAGGCGGGCGGCGATGGTGGCTTGCTCGTCGGCCGGCCACAGGCTGACGGTGTAGGCCTTGCGCTCGGCGAGGATGGCTTCGTAGTCGAGCTGCTCGACGACTTGCGGGTCTGGCAGGGCGGCCAGGTCGATAGGCGTAAAGACGTTCATGCTGCGGCCCCCATGCGCAGGGGGATGACCAGGTTGGCGGCCTCGTTGGTGTCTACGCGGACGGCTTCCAGGGTGAGCACGAACTGGCCGGCCATGGTGCCGGCGTCCAGCTGCACGCGGCTGAGCCGTATGCGCGGCTCCCAGCGCATGACGGCCATGGCGATGGCGGCATAGCAGAGCAAGCGGGTGGTGTCGTTGCCGGGCTGGTCGATCAGGTCGACCAGCAGGCTGCCGTACTCGCGGCGCATCACGCGGGTACCCAGGCGGGTGGTGAGGATGTCGCCGATGCTCTGGCTGATGTGCTCCAGCTCGGTGATGGTGCTGCCGGTGTGGCGGTTCATTGCGGCTGCCCCGTGCTGCTGCCGCCCGACTGCACGCCGCCATGGCGGTGCTGGACCAGGCTGATGCCGGCTGCGACTACGTCTTCGCTGACCTCAACCGTGCCGGTGATGGTCTGGTTGCCGGTCTGGGTGTAGTCGCCGGTGTGGCGGATGTCGCCAGTGATATCGAGGCCGGCCGGGGCGGTGATTTCGATTCGGCCGCCGGCGGGCAGCTGGACGCGCAGCAGGTGGGCGATGCTGTCGTACTCGAGCACGGCGCCATCACGGTAGGTGGTGCGGTGCAGGCCTGCGCGGCCGCCGTTGGCCGGGTTGGCTTCGCTGAACAGGCCGGTGAGCACGATGCCCTGGGCAAGCTGGCCGGAGGGGCTCAGCAGCACAACCTGTTCGCCGTCGGTGGGCGGGTTCCAGGCTCGGTCGGCGCCGGCGCGCAGGGCCAGCCAAGGCAGCCAGGTGGTGAGCAGCTCGCCGGACTTCACGCGCACGCGGGCTTTCGACTCGTCCACCTCGGCGATGGTGCCGAGGCGGACAAGGTTTTCGATCAGGCGGGCAAGGGCGGCGATGGAAGTCATGCCGCGATGGTGGCGCCCTCGCGCGAGGGGCGCAGCAGGTGGGGGTTGTAGTGAAGCTTCTTACAAATTTAAGGAGAGGAATGTAACTTCTTTATCGCATGGATAAAGTGCACGAACTTGGTCAGCAGCTCATGTTTCTCTGGAGTCATTCCGTCAGGGTCGAAGTGCATAACATCGTTACGAATCACCCTAATTTTTTCTAGCTCAGAGATAAACGTGGCTCGGTCGATTTGGAGTTTTGTTTTGGCCCATGAAATGGGGTTCTCAAAAATTCGGATGTACTCACCGAAAGTTAGGTCGGCTACTGTTTCGATAAGCCTTTCATCGTCGCCAGGGGCTTTGAACTGGGCAAGCTCATGTTGGGTGAATTTTCCATCAATCAAAGCTCTCACATGATTTTCAATTTCGGCGAGAAGCAGGAAAGGCTCTGATAGCTGCTTAAACTGCAAGCTCAAGTCTGCGGTTGTGATAATGCCAGATATGGTTTTGTCAAGATCTCTTACTAGTATGTAAGAGTGCTGGACTATGTGTGGGATCGCAATAAATATTGAGCTGGCAGCTGGCATCTCATTGTGGCTTACCATACATTCACGAACGTACATAGGAGACTTTTCACTCTCAAAAAAAAGCGCTGTACCTATGGACTCCCAGCTAACGATACCTTTTACGTCTCGTTCATTGGTCATTACTGGCAGTTGTGAAAAGTCGTGGCGGAGCATCAAAGTCACGGCTTCTTTCAAACTACTGTCAGGTTTTACACAAACTGGTTTGTTATGGGCCGATACCAGGCGACTCAGCCTGAATGCTGGCTCGTGCAATGCACCGGTTACAAGTAGAGCTTGTGCTGTTTCAATATCGCCATCGGAAGCCGTGGCTTCAGGGTTAATGTCATCAAAGGACTCGCTAGTTTCGTCAGGAGTCTCCTCTGATTGATCATTGTCTTGATCTGGAGAGGTTATCAGCTTGAAACTGATTTTTGCGTCAAGAGGTACCGTGTCAAAATCCGGGAATGTTTCAAGTTCGAATTCCTTGAGAACTTTGCGGATAACATAAGAAACCATGTTGCCCCGGCGTTCAGCCCCGAACCAACTAATAAAGTCACGAACTGAGACGCCCGTAACTTCCCATCCGGTGTCCAAGCTTTCTTTGATTGCTTTCAGGCGCTTGTTACGCTCTTCACGGCTCATAGTGATCACTTCCTAATGATCGGTTTGATATTCAGCTGCAGGCAGTTTCAATCGAAGGACTGAGATGCTGCAAGTCGACACTGGCCCTAATCGAGCGCAGGCATTCTAGCGTGGCTGACGGTGAGCCATGGCGTCTATAGCGCGCTGGAAAAACTGCTGTTCATCCTTGTCGAGCTTGCGCAGGCTGGTAAGTAGAATGCGTTCGTCGGCGGTGAGAATCAGGCGAGCGAGGAGGTGCATGAGCATGGTGGAACTCCTTTTGCTATTTGGAGTTCGCCGCCTTTGCGACCAAACAAAGGGGTGGCGAACTGTGCGCAGGTTGGTCGACCGGGGCAAAAGGAACCCGGCAGGGCCGAAGCCCTCCCACGCACAGCCCGCCATAACACGGGCACAAAAAAACGCCTAATCGGCGTCGTGCGCCTTTTGCTTTAAACGGGCGACCAAACCCGTGTCGCTGATTTTGCAGCGACGGGCGAACGATAGCGCTGATGCCGGGGAGCGTCAACGGTGCAGTGATACTGCACCGTGTACCTCAGCCGGCGAGGTGCTCGAGCAGCAGGTCACTGAGCATGTCGCGGTCACCTGGTGCGAAGCCGAGCAGCTCGCGCTTGGCGTACTGCACGTCGGGCATGCCCTTTCCGGGGCGATCCCGCAGGCCGTACTGGTGAATGCGGGCGATACGGCTGATGCGCCCGGCAAAGCTGACGGTGGCCTCTGCAGCGCTGCCCCCGGCCTTGAGGTAGCGCGCGGTGCGCAGCTTGGTGAACATCTTGGCGCGGGCCTTGATGCGGCCCTGCTTGCTGCGCAGGGTACGTGCCTTGCGCGGGGTGAAGACGGTGCCGTCCGGGTTGCGCTGCACCAGGATGCGTTGCTGCTGGGTACGGCGCATGCGCTTGGCGGCCTCGCGGGCCAGCTTGGCGCGCTGGGCGGGCTGTAGGCGCATCAGCAGCGGAGTGAGCCAGCTAGACAGGTCGTCGAGGGTGTCAGCCATCTGGCAGGTACCACTCGCGCTGGCTGTCGCTGCCGGCTGGTGGCCAGGCGGGATCGGTGAAGGCCTGCATCGGCTGCGGCTCGGCCGGGTGTGTGAGGGTGGTGGCGCCGGCTTCGTCCTTGCCGACGACCACGCGCTCGGTCAGGGGCAGCTTGAGGGCCAGGTCGATGGTGTTGCCGTCGAGCACGTCGGCCTCGAAGGCGATGCCCTCGGCGGACTTGGTCAGGTTGGACAGCAGCTCGTTCTGGTGGACGATGAGCCAGCCGAGCAGGGGCAGCATGACGGTGTCCGGGTGGGCGGCGAAGTCGGTGACTATGACCTGCAGTGTGTAGCCGTATTCCCACGACAGGGACGCGGCCGAGGTGCAACGCAGGGTGCCTTCGTCGATGAAGATCAGCAGGCGATCCGGGTTCTGGGCGAGGCCTGGGACCTTGGCCAGCAGGTGCTCGCGCAGGCTGTTGGGTTTGTTCACGGTGCGGGCCTCTGCTGGTTGTGTTCGAACACGGCATCGACCTGGGCGGCGCAGTCGGCCCAGGCGGCGAGCAGGGCGTCGTTGTCGTCGCTGAGCTCGCCGTTATCGATCGGCGCCGCCGGCGGGAGGGTGCAGCGCGTTACGACTGGACTGGAATGCACGGTAACCAGCGGCTCCGGTGATGGCGGGGCGCTGGTGCAGGCGGCGAGTGAGAGCAGGCAGAGGCTGAGCAGCCCAGTTTTGTGCAGGCGGGTCATTGCGGACGGTCTCCTTTTTCTGCACCTGGTGCACGGCGTTGGCCTGCTGCAGGTCGGCGCGATTGTTCTGCAGGCCCTGCTGGGCCAGGCGCTGGGTGGCGATATCGGCGCCCAGGTTGATGATGGTCTGGGCCTGGCGGGCGCTGCGCTGTTCGAGCGTGGCAATGCGCTCGGCGTCGGCCTTGGCGCGGGCCTGGGCGGCCAGGCTCTGCTGATAGCCGCCCCAGATGAACAGGGCGATGGCCAGCAGCAGGGCGACGCCGTAAGCGGCCTGGCGCAGGGGGCTCACGCGGCGGCCTGCTGGCCGCAGCCACAGCCGGCATGGCGCTCGTAGGCGCGCTGCAGCTTCACGTCGTACAGGTTGCGGGCGTAGTTGGGGCCGTTGTACTTGGCGGCGAAGTCCTTCCACTTGCGGGCTTTCAGGGCCTTTTGCAGCACCGGGTCGGCTTCGATGAACGCCACGAAGGCATTGAACTGGGCGTTTTCATCCTGGGCCATGGCGGCGGCGAAGGCCTGCACGCTGGCATAGCCGAGACGGGTGGCGTGGAAGCCCATGATCTGGAAGGCGCCCCAACTGGCCGATTCGAGCGCGGCGGTGTCATCGAGCTGGCGAGCCTGGGCCAAGCGCTGGTGCTCGGCCACGCCGCCGGCGTAGCCACCGGGGCGAACATTGACCAGGTTGGGGAATTCGCTGGCCAGCAGATCGGCGCGGGCCTTGAGCTTGCCGGCGACCTGGTCCGGGCTCCGCGGGGTGCTCAACTGGCGATGCATGATGTGGCGCTCGAACAAAATGGCGGGCTTGCCGTTGCTCAGGAAGCCAGCGCCGGCGGATTCCACCTCGTTGACGGCGTAGACGCTGGCCAGCTCGACGCCGAGGCGCTCGGCAGCCGCCACCAGGGTGGCGTTGCTGAGCAGCTTGGAGCAGTCGGCACCGGCGAGTGCGGCCAGGGTTTTCGGGCCGGCGGCGCCGTCGACCACCAGGCCCACCTTGAGCTGGAAGGCACGGACGGCTTTCTCAGTTTCGTCGCCGAAGTCGCCATCCGGGTAGAGGTTGTAGCCGCGGGCGATCAGGGAGCGCTGCAGTTGCTGGACGGCCTGGGAGCGGTCGCCGTGGCGTAGGGTTTGGCTCATAGCGTTTCTACCTTGCGTTCGAAGAAGCGTTTGGCGGCAGCGCGCGTGCCTTCTACGCCCAGCAGACCGATGGCGCCGCCGAAGAAGGGGGCAGTGGTGGCAGGGATGCCGAGCAGCTCGATGCCGTGGCTGGTGGCCATGGCGAGGAAGCCGCACAGGGGCGCTTCGAGGGCGACGCGGCGCAGGTTGCCGCCGCCGTAGATGATGCGCAGCGCGGCGATGAAGAACGCCAGGCCACCGCTGTAGATGGCGGGCCAGTTGTGTTCGAGCCAGCTGGCGAGCCAGGCCCAGGTTTCGGGACGGTCAGGCATTTTCATGGTTCCTTTGCCCTGCGGTGGTGGTCAGTCCCATAGGGTTACCGCCTGCTGCTCGGGCTGCGGCGCGGACTCGGGCAGGGTGACGGTGTGGCCTTGTGGAAGGTTGGGGCCCAGGTCGGCTAGACCGGGGTTTGCCTCAAGCACGGCCTCGACGACGCCGGCGGTGCGGCCGTAGTGCCGCCAGCAGAGGGCGTCGAGGGTTTCGTTTTGGTTGGCGCGTAGGGTGGCCATCACAGCAGCTCGACGGTGGTGCGGCTGATGCCGAGCAGATCGCGGATGGCGAAACGGCTGTCGCGGCGGTAGTCGTCGACGGTGGGCTCTTCTTCCTCGGCTTTGGCGGCGCCGCTGTTGGTGGCATCGAAGCTGCGGTAGCGCTCGGCTACCTCGGCGCTGGCGGCGCTGTAGACGGCGCGCTGGTAGAGGATGGTGAGGACGCTGCGCTCGGCGATCTTGTCGGCGGGCACGGCGTCCAGGTGGGTGTGCCCCTCGGCCTGGTATCGCAGCTTGCGGGGGCTGAGCTCGCGGTTGACGCTGATCATGGCCGCCACCACGGCGGTTTCCAGTCGGCCATTGGTGACGCTGCTGGCGATGCGCTGGGCGTCGCGCAGGTCGGCAAGGTCGATGTCCGGCCAAAAGCCGTCGTTGGTGAGTGTGAGCGGCGCTGCAACGCCGCCCGCTACGAATGCGCTCATGGTCAGGGCCTCAAGTCGGCGGTGGTCGGGGTTTCACAGGGCAGGGAAGGAGTCACCCTGTCTGATTCACCCCGAGCCGCCGGGCGCGTGGGGACGCTCGGTTAGCCGGTGGTGCCGGCGTGTTTCTTCAGGAGGCGCTCGACGCGCTCCAGATCTTTTTTGCCGCCGCAGTTGGTGTGCAGCTCGATGGCGCGAGCCAGATCCTGCTTGGCCATGAGCAGCAGGGGCAGGGCCTCGACCGCCTCGGCGTCGTCCGGCACCAGGGCGGATGCCGCCTTGCCGATGGCCAGGTGCAGCTTGGCGCGGGCTTCGTCGGGCATATCCTCGTTGGCGGTAGCCGCCTCGGTGCGCAGCAGCAGGCCCAGGTCAAACGAGCCGCTGGCCTTCTGCAACTTGATGGCGACGTTGGCGATTTCCTCGGCCACGACGCAGCCCAGGGAGCGCTCGAACTTGTCGGGCATCTTGAGGCCGTAGGGCAGCGCGTATTCAGCGATGGCAAGGGCGCCGGCGTAGTCGCCCACGTCGATGCGCCACAGCATGATGGTGGTGAGCACGTCGTCCTGGGCGCCCTTGCCGGCGCTGAGCACGCCGTCGACGTAGGGGGCGTAGTCCGGCAGCAGCTTGCGCTTGGTGTCGGCCTTGCCTTCCTGGCTCTGGATCTTCTTGAGCTGCTGTTTGTGCTGGTGCAGTTGGGCCTGGTAAAGCTCATAGACGCTGGCACCGGCCATGGTGATGGCCGGGCCTACCGCTGCTGCCGCCTGGACAGCTGCGCGTTTGCGCAGCTGGGTGCGTTGGGCGAGGGTCAGTGCCATGACTTAGCCCTCAGCGGCTTCTGCGGCGGGCTCATCGTCGGGCTCCGGGGCACGCTCGATGTTCTCCACCAAGGCAACCAGGCCAAAGTCTTCAACGACGTATGCCTCATTGACCGATTGGTAGTCGGCAATGCGGTCGTAGTCCGGTTCGTCACGGACGAGGCGACGCCGGGTCTTTTCCTGCCAGTAGATAGACAGGTTGGCCAGGGTGGTGATGAGAATGGTGCCTTCCGGGAAGAACGGCGCATCCACGATCGGCAGACCACCCAGGCGAGCGCGGCTGACTACTTCCTGCGCTGCATTCTCTTCGACGTTGGAGTCGCCGCCTTTCTCGACAGCCTTGAGCAGCTTGGCGTGCAGCAGGCCGCGAGACACCAGTACCACCAGGTCGGGGTGGTTGCGGTGCCATGGTTCGAGCAGCTGCACGGCGTCGTAAACGATGCCATCCAGCGTTTTGTAATCGCCGCCTTTGCCTACTACGACCTTGCCGCTGCCTGCGACGCCTTCTTCGAGCAAGCGATCTGGCGCCTTGGTGCGGATCTTCTCCAGCCAGCCGATGTTGACGTCCTCAAGCATCGGGTTGGCTTCGATGTCGGTTTCCGCGGCTGCTTCTTTGCCATGGAAGCCGATGGTGATGCGGTCCAAGCCCTGTCGGGTAACGATGGCATTGCTCAGTCGCACCTGGAAGTCAGGGAATTTGGCCCACTGATCCACGGTGGCGTAGAGGAACGACGTGTCGAAGTTGGTCTGCACGCAGGCGTAGCTGTCTTTGGTCAGCTTATGGCGCTCGCCTGGGTTACGACGTTTGCCGGCTTTGGTGTTGGTACGGCTGGCCACCGGGCCGTTGACACCGATCTGCAGGGCTTCGCCGGTTTGCTCGTCGACGCCGATGATGTTGATGCGGCCGAGCAGGGCGTTCGACTCTTGAATAGCAGTCTCCAGCTTCTGGTGGACGCTGGGTTCAACGTTGAACTTCTCGGTGGCGTCGTCGGCACCGTTCAGCTTGGCGACTTGGGACTGATAGGCCCGGAAGGCCTGGCGGGTTTCTTTACGCATCGTGTTGCTCCGAAGCTGGGTGTGTTGATCAGAACTGGGCCAGTTGCTGTTTACCGTCGGCACCGGTTACCGGCGGGCGCTGGCTGTGCTGCTGGTCAGGGGTTTGTTCCAGGCGCTTGAGCAAGTCGGCGAAATCGCCGGCCAGCTTGGTGTGGTCGGCCTGGAGCTTTTCGTGGGCGGCGGTGGCGTTTGCGAAGGCCTCGGCCTGTTTGGCGCCGTGCTCGGCCAGGTCGCCGATCATTTCGCCCAGCTCGGCGAAGTGGGCGGCGTCCTTGCCTTCCTTGTCCTTGCTCAGTTTCAGCAGCTCGGTCATGCGCCCTTTCAGGGCGGCGAACATGCTTGGGGTGTCGTCGATTTCTTCGAAGTCGAGGGCGGTTTCGGCGGCAGCGGTGAACAGGTTGTCCGCGTGCTGCTTACGGCCGGCGAGGGTGCCGTGCTGGGCGCTGAAGCTAAGCGCCTCGGTACCCAGGCTGGCGGGAGTGTCGGTGACGGCCAGGCCGACCAGGTAAGCCTTGCCGGTGTCAGCGAACTCGGGCTGTACCTCGATGGAGGTGTAGATCTTCTGGCCCTTCTTGTTGAGGGCGAGCAGCGCTTCGTTGGGTTCCAGCTGGGCGAATAGGCCGAGCTTCTTCTCGCCGTTGAGTTCGACTTCTTCAGCCTTCAGCGCCACCACGTCGCCGTAGGCGCCGAACTCACTGCCCGGAAAGTACGATTTGATGTGCTCGCAGTTGATGCGGGCGCCGTAGGTGTTGCGGCTGTACTGGGCAGCCATCTGCTCGATCCATTTGCGCTCGATCTTGCGGCCGTCGGTGGTAGCGCCTTCGGTGGCGATGCGGGTCCATTTGGAACGGAGTTTTTTGGCGGTGGCGGACATGCTTGGGAATCCTCGGTGCGGTTCGCTGTTGGCGGGTTTCGCGTTGAGGGCATGGTCGGCAGTGGGCGAGGCGGCGGCAACGACGTGAGGTTGTAGGGCAGCGCGCTACAACGCCCGCCGGTAGGGGCTTACGCGCGCGGGCGGCAGCATCGGCGCCATGAACACTACCGCCCCTTACCAGCCAACTACCGACTCCCGCCGCCAGGCCAAATTCCTGTACTGGACGGGTTGGCGCATCACCGATATCGCCGACTACCTGGGCGAGAAAGAAAAGACCGTCCATAGCTGGAAGACCCGGGACGAGTGGGACAGGGCTGATAACGTCGAGCGCATCGGCGGGGCGCTCGAAGCGCGGCTGGTGCAGCTGATCCTGAAAGAGGGGAAGACGGGCGGCGACTTCAAGGAAATTGACCTGCTGCACCGTCAGCTCGAACGGCAGGCGCGCATCCAGCGCTTCCAGGGTGGCGGTACCGAGGGCGAGCTCAACCCGAACCTGGCCAAGCGCAACGAGGGGCCGAAAAAGCAGGCCGTCCGCAATGAGCTGAGCGAAGAGCAGATCGAGACGCTGGTCGAGGCGTTCAAGGATGGGTGCTTCGATTACCAGCTCGACTGGTACCGCGCTGGCAACCAGCGCACGCGGATGTTGCTCAAGTCCCGCCAGATCGGCGCCACGTACTATTTTGCGCGGGAGGCGTTGATCGACGCGATCACGACCGGGCGAAACCAGATCTTCCTGTCGGCCAGCAAGGCGCAGGCCCACCAGTTCAAGAACTACATGCAGTCGTTCATGAACGAGGTGCTGGGGGTAAAGCTGACAGGCGACCCCATCGTGCTGTGGAACAACGCTGAGCTGCACTTCCTTGGCACGAACTTTCGTACCGCCCAGGGGCGCAGCGGCAATTTCTACTTCGACGAATTCTTCTGGGTGCACGGCTTCGAGGAAATCAACAAGGTGGCGTCCGGCATGGCGCTGCACAAGCACTGGCGAAAAACGTACTTCTCGACGCCCTCGAGCATGGCCCACCCGGCCTACGTGTACTGGACGGGTGAGCGGCACAACAAGGGCAAGCCTACGGCCCAGCACCTGAACATCGACGTGAGCCACGACGCGCTGCAGCAGGGGCGCCGCTGTGAGGACGGGATCTGGCGGCAGATCGTGACCATCCTTGATGCGGAGTCGCGCGGCTGCGATCTGTTCGACCTGGACGAGCTGCGCCTCGAGTACGACGCGCAGGCCTTCGAAAACTTGCTGATGTGCCAGTTCGTCAACGATGGCGACAGCATCTTCCCGCTGACAATGCTGCAGCCGTGCATGGTCGACAGCTGGGAGGTGTGGGAGGACTACAAGCCCTTCGCGCCGCGGCCGCTGGGCGAGCGCCAGGTATGGGTGGGGTACGACCCGGCCGAGTCGGGCGACACGGCCGGCCTGGTGGTAGTGGCCCCGCCGCTGGTGCCGGGCGGCAAGTTCCGGCTGGTGGAAAAGCACCAGTTCCGCGGCATGGATTTCGAGGCCCAGGCGCGGATCATCCAGCAGATCACCCAGCGCTACTGGGTGACCTATATCGGCATCGATACCACGGGCATGGGTGCCGGCGTGGCGCAGCTGGTGAAGCAGTTTTTCCCTGGGTTGCGCACCTTCAGCTACAGCCCGGAGGTGAAAACCCGCCTGGTGATGAAGGCCTGGGACGTGATTCGCAAGGGCCGCTTCGAGTTCGACGCTGGCTGGACGGACGTTGCCCAGGCGCTGATGGCCATCCGCAAGACCATGACGCCCAGCGGGCGCCAATTCACCTACACGGCCGGGCGCAGCGATGCGACCGGGCATGCCGACCTAGCGTGGGCGCTGTTCCACGCATTGATTAATGAGCCGCTGGAAGGGCAGACCACCAGCAACACGGCCATCATGGAGTTCAGCTGATGAGCGATAACCAAGGGGCGCAGGCCCAGCAATTGAGTGGGCAGGGCGCGCGAGCCGAGGCGTTCACGTTCGGCGACCCGGTGCCAGTGCTCGATGGCCGAGAGATCCTGGATTACCTGGAGTGCTGGGCCAATGGGCGGTGGTATGAACCGCCGATGTCGTTGGATGGCCTGGCCCGGTCGACCCGGGCGAGCGTCTATCTGCAGTCTGGGCTGAATTTCCGCCGCAACATGCTGGTGCGTACCTTCAAGCCGCATCGGCTGTTGAGCCGCCAGGCGTTCGAGCAATTCGCCACGGACTGGGGCACCTTCGGCAACGCCTACCTGGAGAAGCACGACAACATGCTGCGCAGCACGCTGGGGCTGCGGCCGGTGCTGGCAAAGTACATGCGGCGCGGTATCGACCTGGACCAGTACTACCAGGTTCGCGGCTGGAAGGATGAGCACGAATTCCGGCGCGGCGCTGTGTGCCATGTGCGTGAGGCCGACATCAACCAGGAAATCTACGGGTTGCCAGAGTGGCTGGCGGCGCTGCAAAGCGCGCTGCTGAATGAGTCCGCGACGCTGTTCCGGCGCAAATACTACCAGAACGGGTCGCACGCGGGCTTCATTCTGTACATGCACGACGCGGTGCAGGATGAGAGCTTCGTCAAGGACCTGCGCCAGGCTATGAAGGACAGCAAGGGGCCGGGCAATTTCCGCAACCTGTTCATGTACGCACCTGGCGGGAAGAAGGACGGTATTCAGCTGATCCCGATCAGCGAGGTGTCGGCTAAGGATGACTTCGCGGCGATCAAGAACATCAGCCGTGATGACCTGCTGGCCTCGCTGCGCATTCCGCCGCAGCTGATGGGCATCGTGCCGCAGAACGCTGGCGGGTTCGGCTCGATCAGGGACGCCGCCCAGGTGTGGGCGATGAACGAGCTGGAGCCGATTCAGGCCAGGCTGCTGCAGGTTAATGAGTGGCTGGGGGAGGAGGTGGTGCGGTTTGATGAATTTATGCTGCCGGCGACCCTGTGA